TTTTTCTAAATTCAAAGAATTATTAAATGAAAACTATGAAATAGATTTTTTTATGGCAGACATTAATTATGTTGATAAAAACAATACAGAAGAATTGTTCAAACATATAGAATGGGACACCATGTGGAAACTTAAGTCATAAATAAATAGTATAGACTTAAAGGATAAATAAAAATATGAAAAAACTAGCATTATGCATGATCGTGAAAAATGAATCTCACATTATTCGTGAGTGTCTGAATTCTGTTGCAAATATCGTAGACTATTGGGTTATTTGTGACACTGGTTCTACTGACGGTACTCAAGAAATAATTAAAACCTTTTTTCAAGAAAAAGGAATACCCGGAGAACTACACGAAAGAGAATGGAAAGGTTTTGGTCATAATAGAACCGAAGCATTTAAATTATGTGAAGGTAAAGCAGAATATGCTTTTGTCATAGATGCTGATGATTATGTTGATGGAAATTTGGTTATTCCAAAAAACATGACTTCTGATGCGTATGCAGTTCGCATGGGTAGACCAGAATTTTCTTGGTGGAGAAATCAAATATTTCGTTTAGATGCTAAGTGGAGTTATGTTGGTGTTCTTCACGAATATGCTGCATGTGAAAAGCAAAATCCAATAGTACAAAAATTAGAGGGAAACTATAGAGTGGTTGCTCGTACTCTTGGAGCAAGAAACAAAGATATAACACCAATAGAGAAATACAAGAAAGATGCTGAAGTTCTGGAAAAAGCATTAGTTGATGAACCAACAAATTCAAGATATCAATTCTATCTTGCACAAAGTTATTTTGACTCTCAACAATATGACAAAGCAGAAACAGCGTATATTAAAAGAGCAGAAATGGGTGGATGGGCCGAAGAAGTCTATTATTCAATTTATAGAGTTGCAATAGCAAAAGCACTTCAGAATAAACCATGGCCGGAAGTTCAACAGACATTTTTAGATGCGTACAATTATCGTCCAACAAGAGCAGAACCACTTTATCATATTGCTCAGGTTTATAGACAAAAATTTAATATGCCAGTTTTAGCTTATATGTTTGCTAAAGCGGCAATGGATATACCTTTCCCGGAACAAGACATATTGTTTGTTCCTGACATAGTATACAATTTTGGTATTTTGGATGAAATTTCTGCTACGGCATTTTATGCTGGACATCCTATGGTCGGTTACATAGCAACGGAAAAATTGTTAAAGAGTGGAAAAATACCCCCAGACGAGTTACCAAGAATTCAAAAGAACTTTGAACAGTATCAAAAAGTAATAGATCAAATGGTAGAACAGGGATTGTTGGAAAACCCACAGAAAAATCAACCATCTCCTATCAAAAAGAAAACATTTAAGAAGAGAATAAAAGCATAAATATGTCTATAGGGAGATACAAATGCCAGCATCAAAATATGACATTTATGCAGAACAGGGTTCAACTTTTAAGTTACATCTAGATTACAAATATAAAGGTGGCACTGGTATAGATTTGAGCACCTTTACTGGAGAAATGCAAGTCAGAAGATCAGAAAAAGATTCTCAGGCTGTTTTGTTTCTTACACATTTAGGTGTCACTGGCGGAGGTTCTACTGGAGAATTTACTATTGGAGTTGATGGTGTTGCTGGAATTGGTGGTATTAGTTTCAATACATCAACAAATGGAACAGTTGGTTATACTGGTGGAATAATGTTCAGAGTCGATAAAACTACAATGAAAAATATTCCAGCTGGTAAACATTTTTATGATTTTGAAATTACAAATAGCGTAGGTGAAACATATAGATTGGTGGAAGGATCATTTGAGGTATCAAGAGAAATCACAAGATAAAAGATGTCAAACTCAAATGATAATGTTTTATTAATTATTACAACATTTAGAAATCAGAGCGAAGTAAGTGCTTCTGGTACTAATGTTAATAATTTAATTCCATCTTCATTACAATCAACTAAAATAGAATACGCAGGAAATAGCGTAAATAATATTATAGTAAATCCTGCTCAATCCGCAGAGATAACTGTAACTCCCTTCGTTAATTCAACGAATATAATTGCAACAACAGAGAAAACTACTGTTTTGGTTGCAACTCCCCTTGGTCCTTCTATTCCTGGCGCAGCAGGTCCGGCCGGAATTGCCGGAGCAACTGGTAATACTGGTGCAACTGGACCAACTGGTCCTGTTGGTGATTATGTCATATCATTGAATGGATTAACTGGAATTATTGGTATAAGTGCCGGAACAAATGTAATAATTACAAGTTCTGGAAATGACATCATAATAGGTTCTTCTGGTGGATCTGGTGTTCCCGGTGGAAATAACACACAAATACAATTTAACAACAATGGTGCTTTCGGTGGTTCTAGTAATTTAACATGGCAAGAATCTGCGCCTGCTGGATCTGGTAAAACTGCTTCTTATGTTGAATTTAAAAATAGGTCTGGAATAAAGTTATATGAAAAATCAACATATGGTAATAATTTTATCAGTTTTGTTGCTCCAGAGATCATTGATGATACAAGTGGATCGGTATATGTATTTCCTTCCGGTCTTTGCGGTCCAGTAAACAGTTATTTGTCATTGACTAATAAAAATAACGGAATATATCAACTAAGTTGGGTAAAAAACATTTATTTGGAGCTTTTGGATACTTCTGCTGTCAACACCGATACACTAACTGTTGGTTCTTTGATAACTTTTGCAGATGGAACTACTCTTTCTTCAGCAGATACAATTGTTGGTGCTACAGGCGCAACTGGTGCAACTGGTGCTACTGGTTCTCAAGGTGTTCAAGGAATTCAAGGACCAACTGGTTCTACGGGCGCAACTGGTGCTACTGGTTCTCAAGGTATACAGGGAAATACAGGACCAACAGGTGCTACTGGATCACAGGGTATTCAGGGACCTCAAGGAACTACTGGTGCTACTGGTTCTCGCGGAACAACTGGTTCGTCTGTTTTAAATTTTTCAATACTTGATGGTTATTTGGAATATCAAATACAAAATTTTAGTCCAGATGTTATTTTAAATGGAAATGCTGGTTATGTAGTTGGTTCTATTGGACCAACTGGTCCTACTGGTGCTACTGGTTCTCAAGGCATACAGGGAAATACAGGACCAACAGGTGCTACTGGTTCTCAAGGCATACAGGGAAATACAGGATCAACAGGTGCTACTGGATCACAGGGTATTCAGGGACCTCAAGGAACCACTGGTGCAACTGGTCCGACAGAAGATAATATAACACTTTTTATTGATGGAACACCGGATGAAATATCTACAGGTAATAAGGGTTATAAGCAAATACCATATGATTGCTCTATATTGGAATGGTACATTTTGGCAGGACAAACTGGATCAATACAATTCGATATTAAAAAATCTTCGTTTAATAATTATCCATCAACTTCTTCTATAGTCGGAGGAGATTATCCAAATTTGTCATCTCAATTAAAAAATTCAAACACCGGAGTAACACTTTGGTCTGGTATATCTGGTGGAGATATGATTGATTTTGTGATAAATAGTAACACAGGCATAGAAAAAGTAGGTTTATTCATTAAAATACGGAGAACTTTATGAGATCAGCGGTAGAACATCATTTTACAGGTTTGACAGCAGGATTTACTGGTGGGCTTCCAGCTGTAGGCGTTACTGCTGGATATGATTCAACAAAAACATTAATTTCTTCTTTGTTGCGTCAAGCCACGGGATCAAACTACGAAGACAAGTACATCTCCGCAAAACCATCTACTATTGTCAACATCCCCGAAGTGTTTACTTCAGGTACACAAGCATACCCGTTTGTGTATAAATGGTCTGACAACATTTATTGGGTATTCACGGCATCAAATGCTACTGCCGCCGCTACGAGAACTATTGCCCTTACCGAATTCAACTCAACAAATTCAACCCTGACATACAAGGGGTTCATCACGCTACTCGGAACTACAGTTTCGGGTAGCAAGACTGTTCGTTCTTTACGAGCAATGGTCTACAAGCACACAACAGGAACAGTTTCAACAAGCGGTTCATCCACCACAATTTCAGGATCTGGAACGGGGTTTACGGATGAACGAATTGCTGTGGGAGCAAGAATCGGTTTTGGAACCACCGATCCAACCGCAGTTACTACATGGTATGAAATCACGGCAATCACGGATAACACCACTCTAACGATAAATGCACCCGTAACACTTTCAGCAGGAACTTCGTATGCCATAGAGGAGATTCGCATTGCTCTTGCCTGCACTCAATCAGGTACGGGTACTGTAGTTCTCAACAGCGGTTTGCATTACATCAAGGGATTAAACTATAGCACATTTACAAACGGTGGAACTAACATCCCAGAGGCAACAACCGTAGACAACATTCGTGCCTCGTATCTCCTGACCGATGCAAGAATCAACGGAGATGATATACAGACATTTACGGTTACGATTGCTTCACCCGCAGTAGTGACTTGCAACAGCCACGGATTGAGAAATGGCGATGTCGTAATTCTCACGACAACTGGTGCATTGCCAACAAACTTGACTGCATCACCTACTACTGCTGCAACTCCATATTTCGTTATCAACGCATCCACAAACACATTTAATCTCTCAACGACACTCAACGGCACGGCAATCAATACAAGCGGTTCTCAGAGCGGAACTCATACTCTGCACTCCCATGCAAAAAATGTAAGCGCAACTTTGGCAATAGATGATGAGGTCAGCAAAACAGACCACAGCATCTACATGGTTTCTACATATGGCACGGCTTGTTCTATAACAGAGTATAATCTACGAGCAGCACTTACTGTTGGTGCAATGGGATCGTTTATAACCGCAGGAACTTCAACAAGTGCATATGTGCTATCTACCACAACACAAGCGGTTACGGGAACACCTTCACAGGTAAATTCTGGAAGAATATTTACAGTAAACCACGGCTCTGCGTCAGGAGTAAAGTCTTTGTGGTTTGTGACAACAACGAGAGTATATCGTGTTCCTGACGCAAACATAACCGATGGTTCTGTAAACTGGCTTGTGGATGCAATGCTTGAAGTTCCACCTGGAGGTAGCGTTACATACACTGCTCTTAGTAATATGTCTCAGGTGGATTATTCCTCCACAATTGATCGTTTGTTTGTCACAAACGCGAGTGGTCGTTTTGGTGTTTATATTACGCCATATACAACTGATGGAAGTCAGTTTGAAAAATATATTGGTGCAAACCTTAACAGATTAAAACTTACCACAACACCAAGTGGTGCAAGTGATGGGTTGTTTCCGCAGACTACGCTTACACTTTGGACAGAAGACGGATGGATGTTTGTTATTCCAAACTCAACTACCTCGGGACAAAACTGGTTATATGTGTTCCCCTTTGGTACGGATGCTTACTACAACAGCACAACAAACCAACACATCATCACACCCAAACTTGCAACCACGGGTGCGACCAAACTGTATCACGCCTATGTTGACCACATGGAATACGCAGGAGATTACGGGCTTGGATTCCCCGTTGAGTCCTACAAGTTGTGGTATCGCACAAGCGGCATAGACGACAATAGCGGTGCGTGGACGGAAGTTCCCGTTGGAGCGGACTTGGACGCTGCTGCGGTGGGCGACTACATTCAATTCAAGATTGCATTTGACATTTTGGGCGAGATTTGCGCTCCAACACGCATCTACTCCATAGCAGCAACATACGAGGACAACTCGCAGGATTCGCACTATCAGCCTTCCTTGGCGAAGTCATCCACGGCAAGCAAGATATTCGCATGGAGACAGGTCGCAGCATGGGGATCGAACATCCCGAACCTTCGCATTCGGCTCTATGATGCAACGACAAACAACGAGTTGCTGAACGATACCGTGACGAACTCTTCCTACGGAACATGGCAGTATTCCACGGATGGAACCAACTGGTTGTCGTGGAGTTCTTCTGCGGATGCAATCGGAAATTACATTCGCTATACCGCAACCAACTTCGGCTACAGCGGAGTCACCGTCAGGGCATTGCTGACACAGGCATAAAATGGACGATATCATATTTTACAGCGCATATTTCTACTTTGAGATGCCGGTATTAGATCCGGGTACTATTAATTTAATTGAAGCACAAAGCACATACTACACTCTGAGACTTGCTTTACCAGAAAGAATAAGTATTTCATAATATGTCCAATTTTCCTTCCAATCCATCAACTGGAGCAACCTTTAATGTGTTGGGTAAAGGTTGGATATATGATGGATACGGTTGGGCGGCATTAGACGATATTATCGGAATTTCTGCTGGAAATCAGATTGCAATAACAATAACTGGTCAGGCTCCAGCAGGACCAACATATACAATAGATGTAATTGATGGTGCAACCAGTGATTTACATGCTGGTGTGGTTTATGGTGTTTCTGGAAGCATTTATGCATCTAGTCTTGCAACTGGTCTTTTGCACGGTGGCATTATTACAATAAATGCAGGAAATAGTGCTGCTTTTGATATTACATCTGGTAGTGGTCAAATTCATAGTTCTGGATCTACATACACAGCAGATCCACAACCAACATATCAATATGTTACATGGCCAGCACAAACTGGAATTACTTTACAATACCTTTCTTCTTCGGATACAACTTGGATTTACATAGACTCGTCTGGTACTGTGCAACAAAGATCATCGTACTATACTGATAATCAATTAGAAGAAAATATAATCATAGGACAGCTGGTTCACCCGTCAAGAACTTTTATTAATCTTGCAAGAACAAATCCAAATGTTGCATATGCAACAGACAAACAGTATGAACAATTTATTCGTATTTTTGGACCAGTAAAGGGATCTGGTCATACCATACAACCAAACGGAGCAAATCTGAAATTAAACAGGACTTCAGGTACGGCTTTCAGTCTTGGAAGAAACTGGATCAATGACACAAATAATCCGAGTGTGGTTTCGGATGGTGCATATACTGATTGTATTTTCTATCGTTACTATCGTGGTGCTACTGCTGGAACATTTATCACCGTACCAAATCAAACTGCAATTGATCCTACAAATTATGATGATGGAAGCGGAACACTTCAATCGCTGCCTGGTGGTAAATATAGTATTCAAAGAATATTTTATTACCCAAATACACCAAGTCTTTTGGGTGTATATTACGGAAGAGCACAATATACAAGTTTGGCCGAAGCAGCAGCAAATATTAATTTTGAAGATTTTACAGAAATTGAAAATACAAGAACAAATGCAATTTTCGTTGCAACATTAATAGTCAAATCCGGTGCTACCGATTTGACAAACACGAATGATGCTTTAATACTACAAGCCGGTGCTTTTAGAAGCACAATTAGTGGCGGTGGTTCTGTTGCAACTAAATTCGATGATTTAACTGATGTCGTAATTACGGGCGTACAGGATGATCAAATAATAATATACAACAGTGCAACATCACAATGGGAAAATACAAATTCCTCTCATGTTTCTGTTACATCCTACAATGGTCGTACTGGTGCTGTTCAGGGTGTTTCGGCGGCCGCGGCCGGATCTGGTATTAGTGTTTCTGGTGCAACAGGTGCTGTGACTATAACAAATACTGGTGTTCAAAGTTTTAATGGATCTACCGGAACAATCACGGGTGTTTCCAGTATCCGTGGATTAACTGGTGCCGTAGGAATCACCAACGGCAGTGGAATAGGTCTGAGTGTTTCTGGTCAAACAATGACCTTTAGCAACACCGGAGTTTTGAGTATTGACGGTGGCACTGGTGCGATTACATATGTTGCCCGTACAAATGTTGCAAATACTTTTACTGCTAGTCAGACTATAGAAGGTTTAGGAAGAGTATTATCAATAAACGACGCAAACGCAAATATATTTACAGCATATTCAAGTCAATTAGAATGGTATAATGATCTTTCGAGCACAAGTCAATACTGGGTTCCTTCTCCAGGACCAAATCCGAGCACAATTACTTTTCCAAACGAAAATGGTACAATAGCACTTACAAAAAATGTGGTTAGTTCTTTTAATGGTCTGACGGGTGCAATTGTCGGTGTTAATAGTGTCCGTGGTTTAACTGGTGCAGTAGGAATCACCAACGGCAGTGGAATCGGTCTGAGTGTTTCTGGTCAGACAATGACCTTCAGCAATACTGGTGTTTTGAGCATTAATGGTAGCACTGGTGCCATTACGAATGTTGCTAGAACTAATGTAGACAATTTTTTTAATGCAAGTCAAACAATAAGCGCAGCAAATGCTGTTCTGGCAATTGTGGATTCCTCTTCCTTCAACGAAGTATCATTTCAGGGAGAATTTAACAGGTTATACTTTTATAATGATCTGTCTGGTGGAGAGGTATTTTTTCAACCAACTATTGCACCAGCAAGCACAATAACCGTATCTCTTCCAGATTACAGCACAACCCTAGCAGGACTTGCAGGCACACAAATTTTTACAGGAACAAATACTTTTAGTGCTCTTACAAACTTTCCCAGTGGTATTAGTGCTGCTGGTGCAACCTTCAGTTCACTTGTAAGATTTAATGCAGGAATCTCTGCATCTGGTGGCATTACATTTAATAGTGATGTTACTATAAATTTATCAAACAATCTTAATGTTGGTGGCATACAATCTAACAAATCTGCATTGGAAATAGATACAGCCAGAGTAGATTCCAGAGTTGCAATGGGTGATTACACTGCACTTGGAAATTCAACTTTTATTTATCTTAGAAATGCTACAAGTGAATTACAATTAAGCAATCCTTTTGGTGTCATAACTATAGGTGATCCGGATGGTTATAATAGCGGTTATTTTATTGGTTATGATGCAAGCAATGGTAATTTATATGGTAATGCTTCAGTAATAAGTGATTTTAGTACAATAAGTTCTAATAATGGATTTTATGAAACTGCAAATTCAATCAGAGTGACAAACAATGCTAGGAGTTGGTTTTTATGAGAACAAGGTCAAATCGCTTAAATAATGGTTATATTGGAGATTATACTGCTCACGATGATGTAACAGGTGTAGTTAGTTTAAATAAAAAGTATCTTGTAAACGATTATAGTGCCGAAACTACTTGGGTTAGACCGTCACAGTGGAGACAAGGACCAAGTGTTTCTGAGGGTGAACAAAAAATTGTAATCACAAATGCAGTGTATAACACGGATAATAATTTTACTGCATTTACAATGAGTGGAAATTTTGCAGTAGATTGGGGTGACGGTACTACAGGAGCTTTTACTTCACTTAATACTGCATCAAAAAATTATGATAAAACTACCTATGCTGGTCTTACCAGTGATGTTTTTAGAGGATATAAGACTTTAAACATCGTTATTACACCACAGGCTGGAGCTACATTCAACGGTCAATTAAATTTGGCAGTAAAACATCCACAGTCAGGATTACAAAGTTATTATTCTAATGGATATCTTGAAATAATAATGTCCGCACCATTTATGACCGGACCAATTACAATTTCAGATACAACATTTAACAACAGATCAGCTTCTAGATTATTGGAACATTTTAGATGGATCGGAAATTCAAGTTTAACTTCAATAGGTGCATCTTTTATTGGTTGCAATAATCTTAAAATTATAAGTGCATTTCCTTCAACTAGAAATTGTACAGATTTTCAGAGTTTGTTTCACAGTTGTCACAGCTTAGAATGGATACCACCAACTATATGTGAAACTGGAAATGCTACAGTTTTAGCATTTATGTTCTATTTGTGTACAGCTTTAAAAAGAGTTCCCGGAACATTTAACACAAGCAAGGCAACTTCAATGACACAGTTGTTTCAAGATTGTACAATGTTAAAAAGAATACCAGCAATCGACACATCAAAAGTTACAGGTTCAAATATGGCTGGATTGTTTGCTGGTTGTTTTTCTATAGAAACAATACCGGGAGAAATTAATGCTCAAAATGCAACAGCTTTAAATGCTTTGTTTCAAAATTGCAATAATTTAAGAAAATTACCTAAAATAATAAACACCTCCAATGTAACTAATTTTTCAGCAATGTTTAATGGAACTAGAGCAATAGATGTTATACCTTACTTCGATACAAGTAAAGGAACAGATTTTTCTAGTATGTTTTCTGTTACTGGTGCTCGAAAATTTGATGATGCATGGGGCCTTACATTTAACATGCCCCAAGCAACAAGAACTGATAACATGTTTAGATTTACTAGAACTTTAGAAAGAGTACCCAATACATTTGTTACTGGTGCAACTCTTACAAACTGTTCAGAAATGTTCTATGAGTGCTATTCATTAACAAATTGTCCCACTATTACAAATATTTCAAATTGCACAAACTTAACAGGAATGTTTTATAATTGTCGTGCAATTAAGGAAATTCCAACAATGACTATTTCAAATAATGCAAACAATTATGGTGGAACGGCTACTACTACTAGAATGTTTTATCAAAATTGGAACTTAAGTTCATGTGGATTAACAGGATTTACCGGAGCAAATGTTTCATTTGAAGCTTGTTCTCTTGGTGCTACAGCCTTAAATGATATTTATAGAAGTTTAGCTGTTGTTGGTGCTTCTGGTGCTGGTGTGCGTACTATTACTGTAACTGGAAATTGGGGAACCGCAGCAGATGATACTATGATTGCAATAGCAAAAGGATGGGCAGTATCGGGGTAAAATATGGATAGAGGACCAGGATTTTATAAAAACGATAACGGAGACTTATTACACGGACCAAATTATGTTTTGGCCGGAAGTTATAGTTTATTTAAAGAAGAAAAGGATAACTACATCTATCCAATAGGTGGATGGTATTGGTTTGACACAGAATCTTCAGCCAGAGTATTTTTTAACCTTCCAGAATTACAAATAAATATAGAAGAAGGATATCCTTATGCCTGAAACATATAAAAGTGTTGGTACTATAGTTGGTGTTACCGCCGCAACCACAGTTTACAATGGAGTCGTTGGAACTGCACTTGTTAATTCTATTAATATAAGTAATACTGATGTGAACAATACAAATTATGTTACATTGGAACTTATAAAAGGAGCAACTGCTTATTCATTAATAACTGGAGCTCAACTTCCATCAAGAACAAGTTTTCAAGCACTAGATGCACCATTAGCACTTGAATCTGGAAATACATTAAGATATACTTCTGGATACACCTTTGGAACACATGTTGTCGTTTCTGTGATGGAAATTACTTGACATTTTTTAATTTCGTGTTATACTTTTTGTCATGTTAAAAATATATCGAATTCAAGAAAATGCAGTTTTTCCAAGATTTGCAACAGAGCAATCTGCTTGCTTTGACATTTCTGCACACGGAAATCATTTTATACCAGCACACCATTCTATGGCGATTCCAACTGGACTAATTTTAGATATTCCAGTTGGTCACTCGGTTAGAGTTCACCCAAGATCTGGTTTGGCATATAAAAAGGGAATTACACTTTTAAATGCTGAAGGAATTATTGATTCAGATTACACAGATGAATTAAAAATTATATTATTCAATACTTCAAATTTGGATTTTGTCATAAATCACGGAGATCGTATTGCTCAAGGAGAATTAGTGAAAAGTCTTGACTATACGATTGAAGAATGCTATACTGCGCCAACCCAAAAAACCGACAGAGTTGGTGGTTTTGGTAGCACAGGCGTTCAATGAATAATATAGAAAAAATAGTAAAAGAGTTTTCTGATTCCGCAAATGTAGATGGAGTTCCTGATCTATCTACGGATAAATGGAAAGCTTTAAATACAGACTATACCAAGCAAGAAATTAAAGAGAGTCTTGCTTGGTATATTATTAATCATAAACCAAAATTTCCATTTAGAAAAATTGAATTATCCACGGTAAAAAATAAATTTAAATCTCTATCCAAAGAAGATTTATCTCACTACATCATAACGCCGGACAAAGATAAAGTAGTAGAGAAATATAATGATTACAAATATCCTTACTCAAAACATGGTTTGTTTTTGATTGAAGGTGGTCATTATTATAATGACATTAGTAATTATTTTCAACAAGAAAACAGATTGTCTTGCCCATCTTATGGATTTGCTTCACCAATTGATATATGGAATGATTATGATCTTTTGATGAAAATGAACTGGATTTTTTGGAGAATGGGTACAACCACAATTAATGAAACAAACATTCGTGGGTCTTTTCGTTTAGGCGCATATGTTGCAACACAATTCAAACCACATGTTGCAACAGTCGTTTATGATTTGAGAGATTCAAAACATGTTTTGGATTTAAGCATGGGGTGGGGAGATCGTTTGGCTGGGTTTTATGCGTCAAATGCTACACATTATTACGGATGTGATCCGAATCCCCAGTCATTTGAATTGTATAAGCAACAGATAATTGCATATGAAAGTTTTTTAGGAAACTCTAAATCTTTCTTTCAACAAATTGACGAAAACACATGGTTATATGAAGGAATAAAAACTGTCTATATGCAAAATCTTCCTGCCGAAGATAGCAATGTATTTGATCAAGCAGAAATGGATTGCGTTTTTACATCTCCTCCATACTACTCCACTGAACTTTACAATAAGGGAGGGGAGAAAGAAGAAAATCAATCATGGCATCGTTACCCTGATTATAGCGATTGGTTAAACAAATTTTATCTACCAGTGATGAAACGAGCATATGATTGTCTTTCTTGGCGTGGCATGATGATGATTAATATCATGGATCCAACAATAAAAGGAAAGCGTTATAGAACTTGTGATGAAATGGTAGATTATATCACATCAATTGGTGGTAATTTTATTGGTCAGATTGGGATGAAGATAAAGCAAAGACCAAAGAAGATGGAAAAGGAAGAATTGTTGGAACATTTGGCAGCAGATTTTATTGAAAATATTTGGTGTTTTTCAAAAACACAATATAAGTGGATACAAAAGAAGAGAGCAACGCTCGAAGATTTAATGGAGTAATATTATGACAAGAGATGAATTATTGGCTTATCATTCGGAATTGTGTGCAGATGCAAAGGCATTAATGAGTTTAAAAAATAAAGATTATGCTGGAAACGAAGGCATAGAACCATTTGCAAATTTTACAAGAGTAGAGGCAATGGGCATTTGCAAAACAGAACAAGGATTTATGGTCAGACTCACCGATAAGATGAGTCGTCTTTCTTCCTTTATTCGTGCAGGAAAAATGCACATAAAGGACGAATCGTTCAAAGACACTTGCATTGATGTAATCAACTATATGGTTCTTCTTGCCGCATATTTAAAAGATAAAGAGCAATCTGACAAGAATAATATTGGTACAACAAATAAATCTTGATATAATAACTTTCATGTCTTTTTATACTAGTGTATTTTCTTATGGTAACAAAATTCTTTACAGAGAACGAAACGAAAAGGGTTCTGTAAAGGATGAAATTTATTTCAAACCATGTCTTTATGTAAATACTGACAAAGAAACAAAGTATAAAAGCATTTATGGTAAAAGTCTTGAGCGAGTAGAATTTGAAAGCAAAGACGATTACATGAAATTTATAGAAAGATACTCCGATGTGTCTGGCTTTGAAATACATGGTGAGATGCAGGCGGAGTATCAATTTATCAGAAACAAGTATGGAGACATAAAACCAAATTTTGATCTTCTTGATATTGCTTATATTGATATCGAAACTACTTGTGATGTTGGTTTTCCAAAGATAAACCAACCTGAAGAAAAAATACTTGCAATTACCATCAGTAGAAAGAATGAAGAACCTGTTGTTTTTTGTCTTGGTGATTATATTGCAAAAAATAACGAAACAGTATTTACATTTGATAATGAAGATAATCTTCTGTATAAGTTTTTAGAGCACTATTCAACAAGATGCCCAGATATCATCAGTGGATGGAATGTTAGATTTTTTGATATTCCTTATCTTTATAACAGAATGAGAATGCTTTTGGGGGAAAAAATTGCGAAGAAACTTTCGCCTTGGAACATTATCAAGGAAAAGAAGGTTCTTCGGAAGAAAACAGGTCAGGAAGAAACTGTGTTTGAAATTGTTGGTGTTGCTACTTTGGACTATATGGAACTTTATCAAACATTTACATATGTCAATAGAGAATCATATAGTTTAAATTACATTTCATACATAGAATTGGGGGAGAAAAAACTTGATTATACTGAATACGAGAGCATTCAAGAATTTTATCAAAAGAACTTCCAAAAGTTTATTGAATATAACATCAAAGATGTCAAATTGGTTGAACAGCTTGACGATAAGCTCCAACTGATGAAGTTGGCAGTTTCTCTTGCCTATTCTGCCGGAGTGAATTTTAATGATGTATTTTCTCAAGTAAAAACTTGGGATGTTATTATTTACAATTATCTGGCAAAAAGAAACATTATCATTCCTTCCAAAAAGAAATCAAGAAAAGACGAACAATACATTGGTGCATATGTAAAGGAACCAATAGTTGGTATGCATAAGTGGGTTGTTTCTTTCGATCTTAATAGTCTTTATCCACATCTGATTATGCAATATAACATTTCTCCAGAAACACTTACGGCAGATGGTATGCGTGGGACAGTTTCGCCAGATGGAGTTTTGAAAAATGGTTTAGTATCAAATGGTTATTTGAAGGAAAACAAAGAAAAAGATTTATCAACTGCCGCAAATGGTACGACATATGTAAAGAATCGCCGCGGATTTTTGCCAGATTTGATGAATGAAATGTACAAAGATCGTAAAATGTACAAATCAAAAATGATTGAGGCAGAAAAACAACTTGAGGCAGTTAATAATGAGTTAAAGCAAAGAGGTATTGGTTGACATAAATAAAATGTCGTGATATACTTCTCTTTATGGAAACGAGAAACATCATTGACCATTACCATTATTGGAACCATGATGCAATACTTGCCGATCTGGATACGAAAAGAAATAATTTTACTGTCTGCTGTTGTAATGTTGGAAACGACTTTAATATTGCAACAATTATTCGGAACGCAAATGCCTTTCTTTCTAAAGAAGTTTGGATTTATGGCCGAAAGCAATATGACAGGCGCGGAACAGTAGGAACACACCTTTACACTAAGTTTAGGCATGTAAAGGAAATTGAAAGTCTCACTAATCAAATTGAAAATCTAAAGCAGACTTATAACTGCGTTAAAGTAATAGGAGTAGATAATGTTACTGATGGAACAAGAATTTGCTTGCCAATTGACTACTACACTTGGGATTCTGAGTGTCACCATCTCATAATTTTTGGTCAAGAACAAATTGGAATTCCAAAAGAAGTTCTTGACATTTGCGATGATGTTGTCTATATTAGACAACTCGGTTCGGTAAGAAGTTTGAATGTTGGTACTGCAAGTGGAATTGTGATGTACGATTATTGTAGTAAAGTTCTTTGATATTTTGGCCTCGGTGGCGGAACAGGCAGACGCAATAGATTCAAAATCTGTCGTCCTATGGACATGAGGGTTCGATTCCCTCCTGAGGCACTGCCTTGTGGTGAAATGGTATCACAGGAGACTTTGAATCTCTTTTTCTTGGTTCGAGTCCAAGCGAGGCAATTTTGGCGCGGTAGACCAATCGGCAGAGTCGATAGACTTAAAATCTGTGTAGTGTGGGTTCGAGTCCCACCCGCGCTATTTAAATGTACGGTGTCTGTTAAGCAGACTAGGACAATCGGCTGGCCAGCGGTTTGTCTGAAAAAACAGAGTTTGAGGTCCAATAAACGGGTAAGCGAGGGTCGTAGACCTCACCTCATACGGTTGAATGGATGCAAGTTCCTCGCCGTACTAAATATTGCGGATGTAACTCAATGGTAGAGTGCTAGCCTTCCAAGCTTGCTGTTGAGGGTTCGAGTCCCTTCATCCGCTTTGAAGTAATAGGATAATTGATATGAATAAAGATAAAACTATAATTAGATGGATGTTAGAAGAAAATCCCGAAGGAAAATGTCCTTATATTGTATCTTTACCGGGAAAAAAAAGAGAATGGATGGATGTCAACAATGGTCATGCATATCGTTGCTTGCCTTTAAGTGTTGCAAATAGTTTTGGTTGGGAAATTTTAAATCCAATATCTTTTAGCGCAACATGGAATGGAAATATTGGAAATCAAAATGCCATTAAATTTGATTTCTGTGTAGAAAGTGAAGAAGATAATACCTTCATCAAAAAAAATAATATAAGTTCACACTTCGGAAATGGTATAATAACATTTTCGTATCTTGGATTTATTTTTAGAACATCCGAGGGGCACAACCTATTTGTAAAAGGTCCAACAAATCATTTTAAGCATGGCGCGCAAGCACTTGAGGCAATAGTTGAAACTGATTGGCTTCCTTATACATTTACATTGAATTGGAAACTGACAAAACCCAACGAAACTGTCCAGTTTTTTAAGGGAGAACCACTGGCTACAATTTTTCCAATTCCAAGATATTATCTTGAATCATTCGATGCAGTAGATCAAAGAGAAGATCCAAACTCTGATTTTGCAAAAGAACATAGAAGTTGGGCAAAAAAGAGAGAAGAAATTAAGTATAGTGAAAACTCTAATCATTCCCTATATACTAAGGGTATTCAGAGTATGGATTCAAAGAAAAAATTTGAAAACCATCAAAGATCAATAAATGCGTGTCCCTTCCATAGAAAGGAAATAGATAATGGAACAATTTCAAGCGAAAACAATTAATGGATTTTTAAGTAAGAGTGAATGTGAAACACTATTAAATTATGCAAAAACCACAGATATGTGGAAACCGATTCCAAATGATTTTTGGGACAAAAGAACTATAAATTATAGAGATTTGCCAAAAAACATTAAAGAGTTGTGTGAAAAAATTATTTTAAGACTACAAACAACACTTCACAGTGAATATAATTTGGAAGAAAAAATATATCCAGATACTATAGATGTTGTTCGTTGGTTTGATGGAATGAAACAAACTCCACACTGTGATGATATGTCTGATAATGAAGAACAGCATAAGAGATTTGGTGAAAGATATTTTGGTTGTGTAATTTATTTAAACGACGATTATCAGGGTGGTAAAACATACTACCCGGAACACAATTTCGAAATAACACCAAAAGCAGGAACAGTTGCAATGCATTTAGGCGATTGCAATCACAGACACGGTGTTACCGAACTAAAAGGAAATACTAGATATACTATTGCCAGTTTTTGGGGTTTCAACAAAAACAAAGCTTTACCGGATATTGAATATGTCTAGAGAACATTCTGCTGGAAAAGGTGATTCTTATCGTAAAGTAGATAAAAAACAATACGATAAAAATTACGAAGCAATATTTGCCAAAACAAAAATAAAAACTTCAAAAAGGAAGAATAAGTAATTAATTGTTCCTCTGTAGCTCAGTTGGTAGAGCAGAGAGCTGTTAACTCTCGGGTCACTGGTTCGAATCCAGTCGGAGGAGTTTGTATGACTGAAGAAGAGAAAAAAATGTATCATGAAATAGTAGAAGATGCTATTCATTGGTATTCTGAATTTTTTCATTGTGCAAGTTGGCTTATGGATATTGAATATCAAATTCTTGAGAAGGTTAAAACAAATCATAAACATATAAAAGAATTCAGACAATATCAAATAGATGCAATGCAAAAATTGATTGAAAATAATTTGTGGATTAGATGGTGCGATAGATGTGAGGGAAAGGACAAGAGCGAACTATATACTATTACCGGAGAATAGCTCAGCTTGGTAGAGCGCCTGCTTTGGGAGCAGGAAGTCGTCAGTTCAAATCTGGCTTCTCCGATTTATGAAAAACAATTTGTTTGTGGATAAAGAATGGGAATTTTTGTTAATTGATAATATTTGTAAAACAATTAGACAAAAATTTACAACAAAAAATGTTGGCATTTTGCAACTAAGTTATGAGTACTCTGGATTAATGGCTCAATTGGTTGCACACAAGTTGTCAACAAAAAATGAACCACTAGATATAGAACCAATTAATATTCCATACACAAATGAGTTTGATGT